CTGTATTCATCATTACGAATGGTTTTTTTATACTTATCTGTAATGCGTTGAACTTCTTGATTCCACAATGGGCTATCCCCATCAAGAACATTATCTATATCATCACTATCCGCAAGTTCCCTGGAGCGGGTGTAAAGTTCTTCTTGTATTCCAAGGTTTGCTTCATTCAACAAATTATCCCTGCTAACTTCAAAACGGTGCTTTGCATATTGGCCAACAGCCGAAAGAGCAGTGTCAGCTACTTTTGCTTTGGCTAAAGCTGCATTAACAAACGGCTGTGCGTTTTTACGCGCTGTAATGCTTGAACCAGGAGCTTGATTGCTTGCCGTTGCAGATGATGTAAAAAGAGGTATCTTCAACTCAATGTACCTCCCATAGCCTTATATCCTTGAGCAGCGCCCGAAAACGAAGCGAGTAATGATGATGTGCCTTGAGAACGCAATGAAGCGTACTGCGCGCCACCTTCCATTCTCATTAATTCAGCGTTTAACTTTGAGCTTTCTTTTTGATCTTCAAGCTGTTGCAAAGTTGTAGCTGCATTAAATTCATCAACAGACTTTTCAAAATTAAACTCTTTGGCATTTTTTCTTAAATTAACAACCGGTGTTCCCTGGGCTATATCAAATCCAGAAAATGCTGTTGCTACTTTTACAGATCCTTGAAGCGCTTTAAACTGCAATCCTTTACGGATTCTTGTAACGGCAAAGTTGCGTTTGATTACTTCTTGTTGTTGTCCAAGTAATTCACCATCTCTTTCAATAAGAGTTGCGTTAAATTCCGCAGCTTCTTTAGCAGCAGCAGCAGCTTCTTTGTAAGCTTTACTTGAATTTATGCCTTGTAGCATTGTACTACCGGCAAAAAACAGTGGCAACAAATTTGCGACCATACCTAAATCCTTATATATCGTATGTATTCATGCGCGGATAAAGCGCTAGAATAGTCATAGGAAGGGGCTGTGTTTGCTGAACATACAGTCTATCGCCATCTTCAAACCCACCGCCAAACTCAACATCTTTATCCCCGGTAAATAAAGGAACGGCTGTGTCCATACTCATACTAGAGTCACGAAATGGAATCCTATCCACATTTGTAGAAGAACTACCAATTTCTATTCCTACAGTTCGATGAAGTCGAAGAGTCACACCATGTATTCTTTTTGGTTTTCCCTGGCTTACTCCGTCCTGGGATCCCGATTCAATGCGTAAAGTCTGCATAGCACTTGTAAATTCTAAACCAATCGCAGCCGAAGTTGTGGATACATCCATAGCCAATGCACCAGATGCCACCGTTTTATCTGGGTGACTTGCACCATTAGCCAGGACATCAAGTGTTTGACCTTCGAGATGATACAGCGCTGAAAACGATGTAACTGCCGATCCAGAATAAGATAATCCAGAATCAACAAAAAATACGCTCGTTGTTTCTGTACCAAAATCAAATGGTTTCATGCGTTCTATATAGCGTTTTGTTTGACTGTTAATTGTTCGTTTTACAATCATGTAAAGTTCATCCTCGCCACTGTCGGTGGGCAAGGTCGCTATACTTTCAACCATTCCATGAGCATAAGTAGCAGAGGAAAAACTTTCATGTGTGCCGGTATAAGTTCCACCTAGTTTATGTTTATGCCAAGCAACAACATTTTCTTCTCTTCTGTATGTCATTCCAAGAAGAACACCATCTTTACGAATAGCCCATACAATTGAGTCAGGTTCCTGTTGAAAGGCAAACTGCGTTAAACCATTTTCCGTTATATGTTCTGCAAGAATTGTAAGATCCGGAGCCTGGTAGCCCGAAGTATTTACATCTCCAACAAAACGAAACTCTCTTATTTTTCTTAATCCACGCTGTAGAAATAGCGTTACATCCGCAACCTGGATAGGTTCTATATTAGCGCTGCCATAGTTGGAATACTTACGAATAAGAGTAGTTGTAGGTGTGACCGGGCCATCATTTGTTGTTGTGACTACATATTCACCGCCACTTGTACCAACCGCTAAAACACGCGTTGATGATAAATACCGTATAGAATTAACCTGTGTACTCGCAATGGTGTAGATTAATGCGTCATTGTCATTGGTTCCAACAGTAAAATTATCGTAATCGCCATTTTTACTAAACCATAGCGTTTGCGGGTTGTTATTAGTTCCACCAAAAACTAGGCGCTGCTCAAAGAATGTAACCGTTGCCGGGTAATTATTAGTGCTTGCAAGTGCCGGGCTTGGAGATCCCGCTATAGAAATAGTCGCAAAGGTCCAGGAAGTGTGGCTTGATCTTGTTAAAGTACGCGCTGCATAACTTGGATGAACAAAATACATCGTATCAGCCGATTGAACAAAGCGTAAATCAAACAAATCATCTTTGTCATAAGGCGATACAATCTCAAGTATTCGATAGGCAGATCCACCCGAAGTGTATGTCGTAAAACTTGTTGTATTTATAGCAACATTATAAAGGTCTGTGAGTGTAAATGTATGTGTCGTTACATTTGCAACCCGGTAATTACGGCCATTAAGTTCCGTCATTCCCGCTACACTATCTATATAAATCTCGTCACCATTTGAGTAACCATGCGAAGTTGCTGTGATTACTCCTGGACTAGCCTTTGTTGCAGCCGAAATAGTTTTTGCTGCTTCAATAACTGACTCGCCATTTCGATATACTCTAAAATATTCATCACCAAATTCTAGTATGTAAGTGTCCGAAGTTTTAAATTGAAATGGAATAAGTCGGGTTTTATTGGCGCTTGTTTTAACTTCTCCTAGAAATTGTGTACCTGGTCTTCTGGTAACACCGCCATGTGGTTGCGAAACCATATTTGTTAATTCTGATAAGCCTTGAGAGTATTTCTCTAATGAAACACGACCTTCTAGCTTTGGACTAATTTCTCCGGCTTGAAAACTTTGTAAACCAGGAGAGGATCGTGCCACTAAAAACGACTTTCAATAAAATCACTGGCTTCCACTTTCATAGGCGCACCTTCTGTTGCGTCTGTAAACCTGGCTGCTTTTAATTTTTCGTCATACAAACTACGCATTTGCTGTATCATAGTAGTTGAGCCAGTTATTTTATAACAACATTCCATTGCTAACCGGGCTGCAAGCGCTTCAATAACATTTGCGTCAAGTTGGTTTGGATCCGTAACACGCGCTATATATTTAATCATAGCCGTATCTTCGTCCGTTAATAATTTCTTACCTTCGATAACATAAACTGCACCACCACTATTACTAATCATATTATCCTGGGGATAGGTTAATGTACCGTTTGTAAACTCTAATACTCTTAGAAAATCGGCTGGCAATGCGTATTGGTGAGCATAGCCAAAGGCCGGAGTATTTGTTTCCTGACCTAAATCAACCCTGGATATTAAACAGTTCCAAGGATGAGAGCGAAACACATCATCACGAACATTGTTAAAACGCTGATTTATAACTCTTGCAGCATTTGTATTTTCGTCAAGTGACGAAATAGTTGTCGCTCCTAAAGACGTAAGCGCAGTATTAGCAATGTCTACATCAGATGCCATGAATCTCTCCTAAGAAAGAGAGGGCAGTTTCCCGCCCCCTCATTTATGCTTTAATCAAGCACATACTCCATTTGAACAACGATAGTTCCTGTTCCCGCAGCACCCGCAAGGGTTGCCGTAACAACATAACCATCTTCATCCGCATCAATGACAGTATTGCGTCCAAGAGCTACCGTTGCAGCTATATCAACAACCGTAACGGAAGTTGAAGCAGCAGCAGCCTTAAACTCATCGGCATCCAAAGCAACAGCAGTTCCCGCAGCCGTTTTATAAGCAGCGTGACCAACCGATAAAGTTGTGGATGAACCAAGTGCATCATGTGAAAGTTCACCCCGAATAACGCGAGCGCCATTTGGCAACGTAAACATTTCAATGACTTCATTGGCTGACAAAGACGCAGCTTCGTATTCACCTCTTGCATAGCGAACTCGACCACCAAACTGGTTAGTTTTGTTCATTACGATAGGTTCAGCGCGAGAATTAGTTCGCTCTATTGAATATACAGTACCCATTTCTAGCTCCTTTCCTACTCGTTACAGAGAATTTGAATGACTTTGGCTTCTTCCATTCTTGTGGAGCCAATCGTCTGTGAATAATAGATTTGAGTTGAATAACTCTTATCCGCTCTTTCGTCGATTCTCGCTACCGGTTCCTGGCCAATAGCAAGCTTCATTCCATCCATAGCCCAGGCGTAACACTCACGTGATGTGCCATCGTCTTTTAAACGATTGGAAACAATAAATTTGAAGCCGACGAAGGTGTCCACCGTTCCTTGAACGAGCGCCTTGACAGTATTGAAGTCTGAACTTTGAACAGCCGTCGTGTTCAGCAGATCTTCAATTTGTTCGGGCGTTACAACGATGTATCGCATGATGGACGGATCCACACTTCCCTGGTCAAGTTTCTTCTTCGCGGTTACGAGTTTAGCAATCGTAAGCCCCGCAGAACCATGAGCAATAATATTGCCGGCCGGTAATGCTGTTGAAGTTGTTCCATCTTTACCAGTTTTTGCCGAAGCATTAAACGCATCAATAATTACGTCATCCATTGCGCGCCCCATAGAAAAAGCAGCAGCACGACTATAGGTACTTGTGGGATCCGCAAGTAATCGAACCTTATCTTGAGAGTCGATTAGATCTGCGTATTCATAATCCTGTAGAGTAACCATGCGTCTGGTATGGGGAGTGTCCATCAATGGCGTATCGCTATGCCTTGATGTGCGGGCTACGGCTGCTGCCGATCCCACCTGGTCGAAAAATGCTTTCTCACCATTAACGGATTCCGAATCTACGGTCGAGCGCAAAAGGGAACCTTGCTGTTGAGATAGCATTGTAACATTTGCCGAGAATTGGTTGACAAATGCAGTTGTAATAGTCGTTGACATTACAATCTCCTTGCTATTTTAAATTGAAAGTTTTTCGCGTCTGATTATCCCGAAGGGTCGGACTTACCGTTTAGGCCGGTCATTCCACTTGGCGCACAAGTTTGGTGTCGTAGGGCTTTCGCTTGTCTACTATACAGAGGTAATTAAGCGTCAATTAACTCTTGTAATGCTAATACGCGGTCAACATAGGCTCTATGTTCCGGATGGTATTGATCCCAATAAGGGGATTCAAGATCCGAAACAATTTCCTCTCGTTCCCGCGATGCTTGATCTGGAGTTTTAATTAAAGAAGTTTGTTCTCCAACTAACGTATCCTCACTCATGTTATCTGCGAGTTTTTCAAACATCATAATAATTTCTGGCACATCACCAAGAACCCGGCCATCTGCTAAAACTGTATCTTCAAACAAAGGAATAACTTCTTGTTTCACAGTTTTTCCATTGTCATCGAGGACTTCACGCACTTCGGTTGGCAGTTCTGAAAAAGCAGCACTCCTGGCGCGGTTCATTTTTTGTTCAAAAGCTGCGCCCCATTCCGTTTCCAGGACTTGCAATCCCTCATTTCGTGCAGCTTCGGCATTTGAATTGTATTCGGTTTCACCTTCCTGGCTTGAGGTTGCCAGGTATTCCACCATTTTATCAGCCTGTCTTCCGGTCAATCCGGCATCATAAGCTTGTTTTTGAAACGCTGTTAGCGCTTCGGGTGCAAAGAAATCTTTGTTTTTAAAATCATAAGCTTCCGGTGTTTCCGGTGCGCCAAGTTTCGTATAGACGGATCGCCATTCTTCCGGAGTTGAAGCTCCTCTTGGTATTGCTATTTTATCAGCGCCAATCATTCTTTGTGCATGAACGTAGCTTTTTGCCAAAGAAGCCGGATCCGTAAAGTTTTTTAAACTTGGTTCGGATCTTAAATCTTCGGGCAGTGAATCAATAAATGTAACTGGTGCAGCTTCGGCTGCGCCTTGAGATCCGGCATCGGCCTGGATTGCCTCTTCACTCATTTGGTTGGTTCCTTTCGGGTTCCTTTTCTTCGGTCATCATCCTGGTAATTGTAAGTAAAACGCTGCGTTGACCTTCCAGAAAAGCTGATTGATGTGCATCACCAGGAACAAAAGTCGTTGCGTTAAAATAAAATCTCTTTCCCATATCGGCCATAACCGCCTGGCCATCGTCAGACGCAAAAGTGCGCCTATAAGCTAACTTTAATTCTTCAAGTTGTTTCATTAACTCACAGCCTTAACCATTGGCGCTGCCTTTTGCAGTTGTTCCGCTTCAAGCATGGCTTGCTGCTGTTCGGCCTGGGCCTGGGCTTGTTCGGCTTGCTGTTGCCTTAACTGCGCCACTTCTTCATCCGAAGCTAAAACTGTAGCCGGTATGCCGGTGGAAGCTGCAACATACTTAATAAGCCTGTCTTTATCTAAATAATCCGCTACCGGGGCTATTTCGCCCAGTTGCATAAGAACTTCTATTCCTCGCATCATAGACTGTAGATCTGTCATTTTCTGCGCTTTAGCCAAAGGACTTACATATTCTATATCAATATCCTGGCCACTTAAAAACTCCGGAGCCGGAGGGAGGAGACGGCTCCGGAGCAACAACGCAAAAGACCTGGAGATGAGAGGTTGGAGCAATTCTTGTTGCAATCTTCCTACGACTGGTCCAAGTAATCTCATTTTTTCTTCGTTGCGCTGTAACACTTCTGTTGCTGTCATATTAGACCCTTGCCCCAATAACAGTTGGTCAACATAAAAAGCCTGGCGAATAGCACCTCTTCTCTGTTCTTCCATTTGAAAACTTAAAGGATTGTTTGCGCCTGTCTGTAAAGGCTCAAGGCGATCCCTGGTTCCTGTTCGATAAAAGTTTAAAGCACCTGGAGTTGTTCTTACCGGGAGAACAAATCCATCATCTGGGACCATCAATGGCGGGTCCACTTGTTTTTGGGCCGAAACAATGTTGACTTTGGCCATTTTATTTAACATTTTTACATCTGGAAGCGCTGTCATAGCCGGTGCGCGCCCATAGGTAGAGACTGAATCTTTTACAAAACGCGGAACCATCATCGGAAATTCATCAAATCCGCTTTCGCTCAGTAACATTTTTGTCTCAGCACAATAATAAATAGATGCTATTGGTTTGTTTTGTGATTTATTGCTTGCTTTTTTTAATGTTTCTCCACGCGGAAACAGGACATGCACGATAGGATGTTCGCTGTACGGATCCTCAATAAGCGCTTTTTTTATTTTTTCTGGTAAATTCTTTTCGCCAAAGCGTTGCCCAACAGCCCTGGCCGTTAAATCGAACTTACGATACACCGTATCCACTCGGCCATTATGATCTTCAGATATATATATTTCTGCTATGCTGCGCGTTGAAAATCGCAAAGTTTGTGTATCATCAAGCTCTACAAAAATTGCAGCCGTACCAAAAACACACAGATCAAAATATAATTCGTGTATTTCCTGTTGAAAATTAGAGCGTTGAAATGACTCGTACATTTGTTCTGTTGACGATTCAAGCCATTCTTTTGCTTCATCGTTTTGATTTAACTCTGGATTGCGATACCGCATTTGAAACCAGGGCGATGATGGCGATGTCAGCATCCCATGCAAAGAAGATGCAAGCAATTCAACCGCATGAATAGCCGTTGCATCAAAAATTAATTCTGTTCGCTTATCGCCTTGCGTTCTTCTTTTTGTAATGTCTGCTTTTCGAGGAAGCATGTAATCCGCAAGTTCTTGCCAATGCTTTTCCCAGTTTGTTCGTTGGTCATGCAAGGTTCCAAAACGCTGATCTAACTCTTCAATCATAGGGTTTTTTTCAATAACCATTGCGTTTCCTATTCATTGCAGATGGAGCCTTAATTCCGGCTACTGCGCGCCCTTGAGAGCGCCCGGCCATCTTTTGCATCAATCTTTCTAAAGGATCCACTGTACCCATTTTTTTATTCTTAGAGGGTTGCGGGCTTTTCTTTCCCATTTTTCCGGCTAGGTTCATTGGATCATACCGCCCATTAAGGACCGAGCAGGCCGAGTTGTAGCGCTTGTCAGTAATCCCTGGGCTGAAGTTGCTATAGTTGATCGTCGTCCTTGCCGGTAACTATCTATGGCTTCATCTTCTTCTTCACTTTCACTTATAACTTCAGCAACATCCGCTTCGGCTGCACCACCGGCTGCACTGCCTGTAAAGCTATCATTATCCACGCCACCGGCTGTAAACCCGCCATCACCGCTCACACCACTTGCCACCGCTTCATAACTGCCTGTAGCTGCTGCTGCCTGTTCAGCGCCAGATGTATCGGCTGCTGTTGTAATTGCTGTTATTTGTTCTTGTTGTTCGTCTGTTAACTCAGATCCATCACTTGTATTTCCACCCGCATCAACCGTTGTAACCGTTGTATCGGCTGCTTCTTCCATTTCTGTTAGTGTATCGGCTACAGAACCAATGTCATCATCAGCATCTAAATCATTTCCAGAAAGGCTTGTATCATCTTCAACGGCCACTTCTGCATCAGCCGTTTCTTGATCCCTGGCAGCGTTAAGGTCTTCATTAAACTTTTTAACACGATTTGTAACGGACATACGATTCCCAGACGGTCTTCTATCAGGAAGATCGATGCCAAGTCGTTCTGCGTCGGCCCTTGCATCGGCAGATATATCAGCCCGGTATTCGCCATCTCTTCTGCGTTTTGTTACATACGCACCGCCAGATGCTTCTCCAGCAGCTTTTCTTTTGGCTTTGTTTTCTTCTGTTTTATCTCTGCCTTGGGTTTTTTCACCTACATTGTTGTAGCTTCTGGAACGCATTGCGTCCTGGCGCGCAGCCGTAGGATTCTGAACCTTATATCCAAATATACTAACCATGCCCTATCCTTTTTTATTCTTATTGCGCTTTGAAATATTGCGTGATTTGCTACGCGCATCGGCCTTACTGCTTGCGCCCCAATCATTTAGGGATTCAAGGAGAGGTGTTTTCTTGCCATTTCTTCGTTCTGGACCAGGCATATTACCCATTCTTGCCAGGAAACTCGCGCGTCTTGGGTTATCCCCGGCTTTTACTGGCGCACCCATGTTATCTTTTCTTCGCTGTTTTGGCCGAGTC